TTTAGAAGAGTTTACGTAGTGAAGAAATAATTTGAAAATCGGTTTAGATGTCAAGAGACGTCACACCCATGGATCGAGCAGCAAATACAAAGAATGCTTCTTCTTTAGATTTGAATGTTTTGAGTGTGTCGCTAATGCTGCCGCCCAATTTAGCCAGTTGCTCGAGGATCAGTTTAGTGGAGGGTACGTGTTGGTCTTTATATAGTTGATAAAGCCATGACGTGATCGAAGTATCTGACATTTGGTTCGTTTCGGCTAGCTGCGCTTCCGCCAGTGCTTTAGTGATCTGTCTGCGTAGAGTACCTGATTCCAGTGAAGAAATGGGAGCGGCCGAAAATGACGCACTTGGACCTCGTCTTATTGCACTGTCTATTTCGGCGTCGTTCGGTATAAGCAAGGCATCTAGTAGTTTAATCGCTACTGAACTTGGGTGGGTACTTGTGGATATGAACTGACGTAGCTGAGTGAGCACCAATCGAGTAAACGATGCTTCAACGGCCGTTATTTTCTGAAGTTCTCCTGTATGGAAGGGATCAACAGACTTAATGCCTAGCAAGCCGTCAGTACGAGCTCCCAGACCAGCGAGAAATATCAGCTCGCTCGGGGGTGGACTTTCGTTTGATAAAGTATTTTGCCAAACGCGAGCGGGAACAGGTCTATCCGATCCTTCTTGCAGATGACGCATTAAGAACCTGTCGGCGAGTTCGATAGATCCTTTCAATCCCGCTGCCGCGACTGCTTTCATAAATTCTATGCCGTGTTTATGAAGGGCCTCAGCAGACGAATCAATTAGTTGCGTGTCATCAGATTGAACGTAAAAGAACTCTTCTTTGCTACCAGTAGTGGCATCTGTGTATTGCGTAAGATAAGCTGTTAGTTGATCCACTGTCCAGCCTTTCGTTCGCGCTAATGCTTCGCCGTTCACCACTGAGTTGACGAGCGTACCTGTATCAGATGTGGCTTTAACTCCAGATAATAGACCCAAATCACCTGGATGGAATAACCAGCCTCCGCCTTCCGAAGTCGATGAATAGTCGGGCCACACCAGCGAAGCCTTTTTGTGAAGGAACATCATCGCGGGATGCCAGTACGCTGGATTACCAGAAAGCTTAGTGAAAGGTTCTATCACGGCCTCGATGAGATCGGTAGCCATGAATCTATCAAAATTTGAGTAGTCCGCTTCTGCGAGAAATAATCGGCGAC